ATTGGCAATATCTTTATATCCTTGTGCAATTTGCCCTAATCCATCAGCAAGTTCTTGAGCACGTTCTGGAGTCAGTCCATCTTCACTGTCAAAGGATGCTGAAAAACTGCGACCTGCTTCGAGTGCTGCCTTGCGAGCGGTTTCTTGAATCTTAGCAATTTCTTGTTGCAGTGGTGCTAGGCCTTTTAGGCTAGCTTCAAAGTTAAGATCCACACGCTGGTCATTAATACTGCGTAAGGCACCACCTAAGTTTTCATAGCTTGCTGCCTGTTCTCTTAGACGATCACTGATATATTCTAAGTTCGAAAGTCTTTCAGCTTCTGTGTTTTTAATATTTTGTTGCTGTTTTAATTCACTTTCTAAGTTCTTACCATTTGTCAAATGCAAATCATAATAAGTTTTGCTTAGTGCTTTAAGTTTGTCTTCTTCTTCAACTAATAAACTAACTTTGTCTTTGCTGGCAGCAAGTTCATCATCTTTTAATGACTTCTGTGCTTTCATTTCAATGCCAATTTGACTTTGAACATCACTTAGTTTGCTTTGAAGTTGATTTTGTTGTGCTAGGTATCTATTAGTTTCGCTGTTTAATGCAGTGGCAATCTCTTTCTGATCTTCTGTCATGCCCAACAGGCTGGTTTGAAACTTTAGATCACCTAGCAAATAATTGCTAAATGTTTGAGCTTCATTATTCAATTGCGTATAAGTTTGTTGCTGTGCAGTTAAGGAAGCATTGAATTTTCTAATGCGATCCATTTCGCGTTCAGCAGCTTTGTCACGCACTTCACGCAATTCTTTGGCACGATCTTTAGCTGCCTTGTCTGCGGCTTCACGATTGGCAATTTCTTTAGGATCACCACGACCTTGTCCTCCACCGATGTCAAAATTTACACCTGGAAGAAGATTTAAATATTCTTTAATCTTATCAATTGCAGCACTAGTGCTATCTTGAATCCAACCCCAATAACCTGCGATACCTGCCAATACGGGCATAGCTACTGCTTTTATAGTAGTAAATGCCGGACCCAGCGTTGAAACAATAACTTTTCCTACAGCTTCAATGCTTAATAGTATTCTGGCAAATACTCCACCCACGCCTTCTGTTGAAGCATATAACGCACGCCATCCATTTGCTAATTCTTTTAAGAATGTTAATAAATTCTTTCCAGAAGAAACAATTGCAACAACAGCTTCGAATAATAAAACAAATAAACGAATTATACGCCCAATAAGTAAAAATGAAGCAATAGCAGCACCAATTGCTAATAGGGCCTGAACAAACTTTTGGAAGTTTTCAACACCAATATTAACTTTGCTGACGAGTTCAGACAATGGTTTGATAGCTTCAAGCAAGCCAGTCTTAAAATCAGTAAGAGTCTTGTCAATGTTTTGTTGTGCGGCGGCACCTTTGGTAATGGCATCACTATATTTTACACTTTGTGCAGTGGCATCTGCATAGGCTTTGGCCAATCCACCTGCTGCCACATTACGAAATTCTTTGCCCAACAATGCTGTGACTGCAATACTGCGTCGACCATTGTCTGTAATCTTGTCAAGACCTTCAATGGTCTTTTGTAGAATTTCTTGTTCGCTTAATGTGCGTAGATCATTAAGACTTACACCAACAGCCTTAAATTGTTTTTGTGTTTCTTCACTTCCATCAGCAGCATCACCGATGGCATTGACTAATTTAAGTATGGCTTTTTGAGCACCTTCTGCTGATCCACCATTGGCCTGAACAGCGGCACTAAATCCTAAAATATTGCCAACAGCAATTCCTGATGCATCACTGAGGTCACTGATAGCATCTGCATATTGTAAAGCCTGAGTAATTACAGCACCAAGACTGATTGTGGCAATAGTTTGTTTAAATCTTAAGAATGCGGTATTAATGCCGCCAACAGACTTTTGCAGGTTACTTAAATTACGTTCTGCTTGACTTGTGTTTACTTGGACGTCATATGTTAAATCAGCCATGCTTATTTCCTTTTCATTATCTTATCTGTGGTCTTCTGAACAAAAGCTTCAGTGGGTCTACTCATACCATCAGGTGCTTGTCTGCTATAACCATCATCCAATCGTTGTGCATAGGCATATCCTGCCACAATTGTATCTTTCTTTAACACTGTGCGGCTTCGAGCATTGCCAGTCTTGATAGGAGTGTGAGCCTTGAAGAATGTAAAAGCCTGTAAAGGCACAGCATCTAATTGTGCAATCTTCTTTTTAATATTTGTAGTAATGTTATCTCTAACATTGACATTCATAGTGATCATGCTCGCTCCTTTATCTTCAATAATTCTTCAGTGCTTATATCAGGTATATAACCTTTTTCACTAGCCTTTTGTTGATGCTGCTCAAGTGTCATTGCAGTGTCCATCATAACTAAGTCAAAGGTTGTTGCCCTAGAAATTACTTCACTGGGCAACAAACCATAGCGTTGCCCCATTCTGTCCAATGTAATAATTAAACTACTTTCTAGACTCTTAGGATCTATGGCCTCCTGTGTTACTTTCCCAAAGTTTCAACCACCTTGCCAATGACTTTGGTCATAACATTAGTGGGTAATACCAATCCATCTTTAACAACAGGGTTTGCTTCTTCATCAAGCACCATTTCATTTACTGCTGTAATTAATTCACCCATGTCCTCGCCTTTCATTTGTGCCAAGCGAACAAACTTGTCCATAGGTTGACGATCCCAGATCCAGAACTCGAGAGGTTCTCCAAACTCTTTAACGATGTCCTCGTCTGCGATTTCAATTTTTATTAACTGGGGTTTTGCTGCTAATTGTGTGAGTTTCATCTTTATACCTTTTTATCTTTAATGATGTGTAGAACTGCAAGTGCAAACCTGAGCCTACTGTTAATCTTATCTAAGTCACCTTGTGCTGACTTGACTTCTGCTAGAGATTTAGCAATCTCTGCTTCTAAACTTTTAATCAGATCCGCCTCCGAGTGGTCTCGTAGATCCATAATAATCTCCTAACTGTATATTTAACGAGAAACAAAAATAGGAGCAGGTAATGCTCCTATTTCCTTAGTCTAATCTTAGATTAGACTGTGCCGGCAGTCAAGTCACCGTTAACACTGATAGTGATTGGTGATACCCAGACTGGGGCTGTTGGGTTGACAGTAGGTGCTAGGTTGGTAACAAAACCACTTCCTGACACATACTTGGCACCCGAGCCACGTCCGTTAAAATACACACGGAAGTAAACTTCAGTTGCATCATTGCTCAAGTCAAACAATCCTGGCACGCCGTTTGTGGCTGCGAAGAATGTAGCTGAGTCTAACACTAGGTTAGCTGAGATGCTGTTGGTAGCTGGAGTGGATACCGCTAGTTGTGAGAACACATCCAACTGTGTCCAGTTGAATACGCCTGCTGCGTTGTTGATAGTGACATCCTGTAGTGCTGGAATGATGTAACCAGAACTGGTAGTAGAGATACTAGCAGTAGATAGTTGAATCACAGCATTTTGTGTAGGAGCACTGACGTTAATGTAAGCCATTTTGCTTTCCTTTTTTTATGTTGTTGCTTGATTGACTCGAAATTCAAATGTATAAATTAAAACATCCTCATCCTTGTCCACGGTGTAGTCACTTTCGCTGCCGAAATTGACCACGTCTATTGTTGACTTTGAGCCTAGAATCTTTGTAATTGCAGAGTCTAACTGACTTGGTGGGTTCTTTGCGTCTACTGCTAGATAAACTTCTGTGATAAGATCATTCTGAAATACTTCTCCACCGTTGAGTGTTGGAATAAGAGTTGTTTGCTCTTGTCTGTCACGATCAACGTAGACTTTCTTCATGTTCTTTCGATACAGAGGAGTTCCATTCTGTTCCCATGGTAACTCACTGCTCACAGCAAACTGTGTAAGTGTGCTGATCGCTGTGGTTATTGCTGATAACAGTTGTGTTCTCATTATCTAACTCTCGCAAGATTTAAACGGGTTGGCATTTTCTCTGCTCGAGTGATTGTGCCACTAGCATCAAAGTCATACCATGTTCCGTCGTCAATAAGTTCTATAAACAGTTTGTCAAACTTGGTTCTATACACACCAATCTTCACTACTTCTGCATTATCCTGAGCACTGAAATCTGCCACCTTTGGCAACAGATATTCATACAGTGTAAAGTAAACGCATAGGTCTGTGAAGTCTGCCTGACGTCCGAGGATTAGATCGGGATCAGGCAGAGGTGCATCAATATAACCATTACGAGTTTGAGTGGCTGTTCTTTGAAGTTCACTACCTTCTACAAGATAGTAATTCTTCCACCATGCTGTATTGCGAATTAACTGTAGAATGCGATTGGTCGCTTTCACAGTTAGATCTTCAACCATAGCTGAATCGGCAATGCCTTCATTAGCCTCAAAAAGTCTTTGGTCAGTTGCTGTGACGTCCTCATATTCTGCGAACGCTATAACACCTGTGCCACCTGGATTAATGAAAGCCATTGTCTACTCCTAGATTTTAGATACTTGAGTCAAATGTTGCGTTAACGCCATACTGCTCATAAACAGTGCCAACACCATACATAGCGGAAGCAACAATATCAGTTCCGATAGCACGAGCACGACGCTGTGTTTCGATAGTGATATCACGCATTAGACCAAAGCCCAGTGCGTCACGGTGGAAGACGCCACCTAGGTAGTCACCAGCAGCGCCACCAGCGATCAATGGAACGTTTGCGCTCTCATAGACTGGAACACCAAACAACTGTCCAACATAGCCCATACGCATTGCTTCGTTGGCAACTTCACCATAAGCACCGGCTGTGAATACAACGTTACCTTGACTTGTCAAAGCACTCTTTAGATCATAGGCAATGTTAGGATGTAGAACAGCTACGATACCTTCGCTAGGAACAGCGGCAGCACGTAATTTTGTAACTGCTTGCATTACCAATGCGGCAGTGATAGTTGTGGAACTTGAACCAACTGTGTTAGTTGTAAATTCAGCAAACTTGGCCATCAAGTCTTGGTCAATTTTCTTAGCAATTGCTTCACCGAATAAACGGCCTAGGTCAGCAACTACATTAGATGCGCTGGCATTCAATGCCAGGTCAGTAACCATAGTCATTAGACCAACTTGTCCAACGTTGAATGTAGCAACATCAGTAGATACTGCTGTGTTGCTGAAGTCATCACCTTCAGTCAAACTTGCCGCAGTTTGCACTGGGTAAATTGGAACTTGAATAGTTTTGCCCTGAGCAGGTGCTAGGGAGTAGTTTTTAACCAAACCACGCATGATACTGCGCTCGTTGGCAACGAACATCGCTTCTTGAACGATGGTAGGTAATAGGTCATTTAATGTGACGCTTGTAGATCCAGCCATAATAATCTCCTGTTAATGTTAGGCTATGCCAACGGACTTTCTATACTCTTGATAGATTTTTCTGTCTGCTGACTTTGACATATCCAATTTGGTTATGTCTAATTTTTCACGTGACTGATTTACATTGCTCTTACTCTGTGTAGTGCTAGGGCCTGCAGACTTAAAGTGCGGGTTTGTGTCTAAGAATTCTTTGACTAAGTCTTCAACTCTAAAAGGTTGTCCCTTGTCAGAATATCTTACTGTGCCTTTTTCATCTAGCACTTCAACTTCACCCGTTTCTCCCAATCTAAGATTGCTTTTCAATAATGCTTGGACCTGTTTAGGATTCACTGCGCCTAATTGTGCGGCAGTGTTAACTAATGGCATATCCACAGTGTAGTTCTTTATGATTTCATCACGTTTACGAATTTCTTCGTCTTTCTTAGCAGCTAGATCAGCAATGATTTTATCAAAGTCCCCGCGCTTCTTTTGAAGCTCGAGTTGTTGCTGTTCGTGTGTTGCCTTGAGTTGACGTAGTTCGTCAATATCACCTAGGTCTGCAAGAGTCTTTTCATATTTCTTTTGGACTGCACCTTTTGTGCGGGCCATCATATTATCGACTTCGTCTTGAGTATAAGTTTTTACTGACTGAGCCTGGTTATTTTCAGAAGATCCAGTATCTTCATTAGCCAATGTATTGTCTGACATCGTCGCATCGCCTTTATAAGTTAAAGTGGGTTGATGACTCCGGTATGAAGTCATCAGTGTTTCTATTTATAGCCGATGATAAAATCATGCTATTTTATCCCTAATTTGATTCAATTGCCGTCTATTCTGCTGTATCAGAACAGGGATTGGTGTGGCATACTCTCCGTATCCTGGATACGAGAACAGCCATTCACACTCGGTGTCTAGGCTGTTCATTTCTTCTGCCATTGCTTCAACTACATTATTAGGATAATCTAGCAGCCAAACTCTAGCATGAAAGTGAGCCAAAGCAGGAATTTGGTCCTGCTCATTCCAAACTTGTAGATCAATCAGCCCCTGTTGATAAGCCTTAAGGCTCCAGGGACATTCATGTGCTATGCTACGATAGTAGGCTAGCCAATCAACGCTTTGGTGGTTTCTTGCCTTTGCCTCGTCCACGACCCATTGCCATTTCTAATAAGTTTTTCATTTCTTTTCCTTTTGTAATATATTACGAGCCCAGACCAACGCTGCGGGACCTCCCCACAAAAGATAAGCCTGTGTGCCTGGAGTATTTACACCAGGTTTGTAATAAGTTTTTGCACGACTGAGAAAACTAAATGTGCGTTTGACCACATCTAAACTCACAGTCTGCCTCGTGCTGAATTGACGGGCACGAGCAAGTCCTACACTAGTGCCGCCTTGATTACTGCGACTACTTCTAGCCCTAATGGCTAATCCTCTTCGAGCAGCCTGTGCCATAGCCATTGTAGGTTTATAGCCATTAGTTGCCATGATATTTTTCTTAAAATAATTGCGTTGTTGCTAAACCTATGCCATAGAATACTGCAACATAGATTCCACCAATACAAAAGTATTTGATTCTATCTAAGTAAATCATTTTAACTCCTTAGTTATTTCTTGCTGCTTCACTGGCAGCATAGACAATGTCTTCTACTGTGATGCCTGGCATTGCTGCCATGATTTCTACATTGGTCATGCCTGTCATGATCATCTCTTGTATTTGTTTAGCAACGTCTGCATTTAGACCTGTAGTGTATGATTCTTCTTCATAGGGCTCCCACTTGGCGCACCAGAACACTGCACGAACTGGTGCGTCAAACTTGGTGCAATACATCTCACCTGGCTTGTAGTATTCACAGTTACCGCAATTCTGCCCTAGAGGAACATCTGGGTTGCTGGCTGGTTGATAGGCTGCTGGCAAGTTGCTGTTGATCTCCTCACCATCAGGATATAGTCTACCCACTTGAGGATTAGGATCAATGAAAGGCAAGCGTTCTGTTTCTTCACCTAAAAGGTCAAGTAATTGTTCATCAATAACACGGAACATAACAGGATCAGTGGCAGCAGCCTTGGCGCTGACCAATTGACTGATCTCACGCTGTTCATCACGGATGTTAAAGCTGTCTGGATATTCAATTTCACCTTCCCACACTAGACCTTGATACTCACCAAATAGACGCCAGATTTGTTCTTCTGCAAGTTCCATTTGATCTGCTTTCTCTGCCAGCTTGGCGTTGAGCAATTGGAATTCAGTTTCTAATGCCACACCACTTGAAGTTTGTGTTTTAGTTGTGCGAACACCTGAAGTGAAGCTCATGCGTTCAATGCTTTCAACCAACTTGTCAATGCTAGAATGAATGTTGTTTACGCTGGTTCCGCCTGACTCTAGATAGTAGGGATTCAAACCCGGATCACTGCCTTCTTGCAATTGAATGATAGCGCCTGCACCCGATCCTAATTGTGCAGTTGGGGGAACAACAAGACTAGGATGTCCGTCTAAGCGAATAGCCTGTTCATTCTCACTGGTCAAGTTATAAATCTGACGTTGAACGTCTGCAATGTCAGTGATGTCACTAAC